ATCTTCAAATTCAATATAACTAAGCTTAATATCGACAGGCCAATTAACACCAATATCTCCAGTGTAAGCCCTTTTGCCTCCACCCGTGGATGGACACCAAATCTCAAATGTTTCTGCCCCAGCCGTATTATCAACATTACATACAGCATAATGAAATACGCCTAATAGAAATGACTGCAAAGGAATCTCTTTCATATTTACGAGTTCCTTCTTCTGCGCTGTTGTGCCATCTTCCCTAATATAGAAAGATTGGCTGTCATCAATGTAATTATCTAATGCTATTAGTTCGACGAGTGCTTTCACGAGCAGCTCGTCTTTTTTTATATCTCCTCCAGCATCAATGAATCCATCCACAAAGCAGCACATTTTTCTCACTGTATCCACATACTCGTTCTTCACTCTTTCGTCAAAAACTCTCAATGCTGTTTTATCACCAAACGGGAAGTAGCCGCCACCGGCATTCTTACATTTTTTATATTCTGATGCATTACCCTGAATCGTTTTAATTTCAGTTGGCATCGGTGTTGCTAAATCAGAACGTATCACTCTCGCAAGACCAATCAAAGTTTCATATTCAGTTAATCCATCTTTTTTTCCCGCGTAGTGCTCATTCGCACCTAACAGTTGCTTTCTTGCCTCTAAAAGTAAAGTGAAAAACGTACCACCACATAATCTTAAATTTTCTTTTTTTGCCATTGATTGTCCCTCTAATCAAATTTACCTACTCAACTTACTCAACTGTGAATGGCAGTCCTACTCAACTTACTATTTTCTATCCCTGTGAAAAGCCACAGGGGTTTTTGTTGTTTGTTGACCGTTGAATCTGATGAATACAAATCAGAGCAATTCCCAACAAACCCTACTAAGTCATTATAACATTTTCCGACATTATTTTCAATGCAGTGAAAATGAACGAATAATGAACTCTACGGTGAAATATGCCTGAAATCTCTATTCCCACCTGTGGCTGGTCACAAATTTACGCCAATCACAGGAGGAAAAATAATGGCAAACAAAGACAATCAGAGTAAACAATACCGTATCTACATCAAGGAATCTAAAAGCTGGATGGATGTTAACAAGGAGTTCTACACGAACTACTATCGTGACATCAATGCCTACCGCAAGCGTCAGCAGGAGCATGGCCGTTGTGTCTGCCCTGCAAGCAAGCGTTATTTATGCGACATGGACTGTATGACCTGTCCGTATGCCAAGGCTGGCGACCAGCTTTCTCTCGATAATACCGTAAGCGACGGTGAAGGAAATGAAAAGAGCTGGCTTGATGACATGCCGGATGAATCCGCAGCTATCGCTGAATTAATGGAGGATGCAGAACTTCTCCGTGCCCTCTATGCAAAGCTGAATGAGTTGGACCCGGAAGGCCGTCTTATCTGCCAGCTTATTATGGAAGGAAAATCTGAGCGTGACTGTGGCAAGGAAATGGGGCTCTCCCGTAATACCTTTGTATACCGCAGGGACAAGCTACTCCAGAAGCTTCGCTCAGATCTGAAAGATTACATCTAATTTGAATGGTCGTCCTCTGATATTTCAGGGGACGATTTTTCTTTTCAAAAAACTTTTTTATAATTTTTCGGCCAAACGTCCATCTCACCTCCATTGAGTAGTGTAAGGCGAAACAAAGCGACCTACAGAAAGCGAGGTGAACACAGTGAATCGAACTTTTCACAACAGAAAGCGGCACTGACGCAGAAGTGATTGCTACTCTCACTGCAATCAGCCAGGTATCCGCAAGAATGGCTAAGAATCTCATAATCATCGCCGCACACAGACAATCCGAGGAAGGAGGAACAGTAAATGTCAAAAATGAGCGATATGGCTATGATCATCGAAGATCTGAGAAATGCTGTCATTGCTATTAATGATGCAGCAAACTGGCTCGCACAGCAGTTTGGAGGAGAGTCCGAAGCCACTGAAAAAGCAGAAGTCCCTGTCGCTCCTGCGAAACCTACACTGACTCTTGAGGAGGTTCGAGCTGTTCTGGCTGATAAATCTCGTACTGGACATACAGCTGAAATTCGAGAACTTCTTACAAAGCACGGTGCAAGCAGGTTGTCACTCGTAGACCCGATACATTATGAAGCCCTGCTCAGGGAAGCGGAGGTGCTCTAGTATGCCACCTAAAGGACATGCAATCCTCTCCGCATCCTCTTCTGACCGCTGGCTCCACTGCCCACCATCAGCAAGGCTCTGCGAAACCTACGAGGATAAAGGCAGCAACTATGCTGCAGAAGGCACCGATGCCCACTCTCTTTGTGAGTACAAGCTCCGCAAAGCACTCGGCATGAAAGCTACAGATCCTACCAAGAATCTCAACTGGTATAACGCTGAAATGAAGGACTGTGCTACCGGCTATGCCAGCTTCATCATGGAACTTTTAGAGGCGGCAAAGCAGACCTGCTCCGACCCGGTTGTTCTGATTGAACAGCGAGTGGACTTCTCCCGTTGGGTAGAACAAGGCTTCGGAACTTCTGATGCCATTCTCATCAGCGACGGCACCATGCATGTAATTGACTACAAACACGGTCTTGGAATTCTCGTATCCACTGAGGACAATCCTCAGATGAAGTGCTACGCCCTTGGCGCACTGGAACTCTTCGACGATATTTACGACATCGATACGGTCAGCATGACCATCTATCAGCCCAGACGCCAGAATGTTTCCACCTATGAGGTCAGCAAAGATGATCTCTATCAGTGGGCCGATAAAGTTCTGAAGCCTACCGCAGACCTTGCCTTTGCCAGTGATGGGAACTTCCTGTGTGATGAATGGTGTGGATTCTGTAAAGCAAAACATGAATGCCGAGCCAGAGCTGAAGCCAATCTTCTACTCGCACAGCACGATTTCAAGTTGCCACCACTGTTGGAGGATTCAGAAATTAAAGTCATCCTCTCCCGTGTCGACGAACTAGTCGCTTGGGCCAATGACATCAAGGAGTATGCACTCCAACAGGCAATCAGCGGTAAAGAATGGACTGGCTGGAAGCTGGTCGAGGGTCGCTCCAACCGCAGATATACCAGCGAAGACGCTGTGTCGAAAGCTGTCGAAGCTGCTGGTTTTAACCCTTACGAAAAGAAGCTGCTTGGTATCACGGCCATGCAAAAGCTGCTCGGTAAGTCTCACTTCGAAGAGCTCCTTGCAGCCTATATCGAAAAGCCACAAGGCAAACCTACTCTTGTGCCGGAGAGCGATAAACGCCCGGCAATGAACACAGCAAAAAATGATTTTATGGAGGAATATGACAATGAGTAAAAATAGTAAAAATGCAAAAATGACAAATCCCATGAAGGTTATCACTGGTCCTAACACACGCCGGAGCTACGCCAACGTCTGGGAACCGAAGTCCATCAACGGTGGCACTCCGAAGTATAATGTCAACCTGATTATCCCGAAGTCCGACACAAAGACTGTCGCAAAGATTGAAGCTGCTATCGAAGCTGCATACCGTGAAGGGGAAGCAAAGCTCAAGGACATCGCCTGCGGTCTTAACAATCTGCAGAAGATTCGTGATGGCGAGCCTCTTGGTGGTAAGGCTTCTGCTGAATCTGACTTTGCAACTGATGACGATGATGATTTCCTTGATTAATGGAGGTGACAAACTATGGCGACAATTATGATTAGTACAATCCTTGTAAACATCTGTATCGGCTGCTTCGCGTGTGTTGGACTTACTACTGCAATCTCTATGATTCAGAGTATCATCAATGACCACAAACGCGAAAAGCGTGAACAGGAAAAGGAAAAGCGTGATCTCGAATACCATGAAAAACGCATGAAGAACTTTAAGTAATCTATCAACCTGCTGGCGGTGGTTCTGCTGCCGTCAGCACATCTTTCGACAAAAGGAGATAATCTATGAATGAATTTGCAGAAATCTTAAATCTATTTATTGCTAACGTCATCGCATACACCTTTTTTGTAGCGGTATATAGCTTCATCATTTATAACGTAGGGAAAATCATTCTTTATCTTATCCGCTATGCGGTATACCACATCCGCCGTGACATCAATAAATACAAATCCGATAAAGATAAACGGTAACACGGCAGGCGGCAGGGATTTCTCTGCTGCCTGTTTTACAGAAAGGACAATCTCATGAAAACACTTAGCATTGATATTGAGACCTACAGTGATGTGCCTCTTCAGAAAACAGGCGTCTATCGCTATGTGGAGTCTCCCAATTTTGAAATCTTACTCTTTGCCTATAGCACAGACAACCAGCCCGTTCAGGTGATTGACCTTACTTGCGGAGAACAGATTCCCAAAGAAGTCCTTCTTGCCCTGGAAGATGAATCTGTCATCAAGTGGGCATTCAGCAGAGTCTCTCAAAGTTTCCCGTTCCAGATCAAGTCTGAGATGAATACCACCAAGGCCAAGAAATCAATGACCGTGGTATACGCTTAGACATGGAACTTGTTGCTACTGCCATCGAAATGGATACTCGCTCCAGAACACAACTGATCGATACGATAAAGGGAATCACACAGCTAGAAAATCCAAATTCTATCCAACAAATGAAAGCATGGCTTTCAGATAATGGATTGCAGACAGATACCTTTGGCAAGAAAACTGTTGCAGAACTCTTAAAATCTGCTTCTCCGAAGCTCTCGCAGGTTCTTACTTTAAGGCAGCAGCTGGCCAAGTCATCCGTCCGTAAATATCAGGCGATGGAAATGACTGTCTGTGCCGATGGTCGCGCCCGTGGCATATTTCAATTTTATGGAGCCAATCGAACCGGCAAATTCTCCGGTCGTAATATTCAGCTACAGAACCTACCGCAAAACCATCTATCAGACCTTGCGCAAGCGCGCTCTCCAGTGTGACTTTGAAGCTGTGGAACTTCTCTACGAAGACGTGCCAGATACTCTTTCCCAGCTCATTCGTACTGCTTTTATTTCCAGAGAATGTGCACAATTTTTGGTGGCTGACTTTTCTGCTATTGAGGTCCGTGTCATTGCATGGTTTGTCGGTGAAAAATGGCGTCAAGATGTCTTTTCCAAAGGCGGAGATATCTACTGCGCCTCTGCATCGCAGATGTTCAAAATTCCTGTTGAAAAACACGGTATCAATGGCCACCTCCGTCAAAAAGGCAAGATTGCAGAACTTGCCCTTGGCTATGGAGGTTCAGTCGGAGTCTTGAAAGCGATGGGCGCTCTGGATATGGAGCTCACCGGAGAAGAGCTCCATCCGCTGGTAGATGCATGGAAACAGTCTAATCCGAACATCGTGAAATTCTGGTGGGATGTTGATCATGCTGTCATGGAAGCCATAAAGTTCAAGCACACAACTTCTGAATATGGACTGACATGCTCCTGCAGGAGTGACATGCTCTTTATTACTCTCCCATCAGGAAGAAAATTGGCGTATGTAAAACCGAAGCTTAGAACCAATAAGTTCGGTGGCCAATGTATCACCTATGAAGGCATCAGCGGCACCAAGAAGTGGGAACGACTCGATCCCTACGGTCCGAAATTTGTTGAAAACATCGTACAGGCAACTGCCCGTGATATTCTCTGCTATGCAGACACTCCGCTGCTGTTCTATCGTCATGCATATTCACGATGA